GTTCGCAACGTGCATAAGGACATCGCACTCGCGGCTTGCGTAGTAATCCTCTGTCCACTGCTCCAGGTCTTTCTTAGATGGACGGTCATCGTCTTCAACGCAGTACCCATTAGATACCGCGTACGGCCCACCCGAATCTGACCAAAGGTTCTCGTCATCCGTGCTTCTCTCTTCTTCTGCTCGTGTGTGTGCGGCAGTCCCCTGATAATTGTAGTCACTCATAATCAACCCTTTCTAATGATATCGCGAAACACTGCTCACGATTCTTTCAACTTCACGACGGGACACCGGCGGCAGGCATTTGAGCCTGTTCACCTTGTCGGTAAGCTCCACAACCTCCGACGCTGCGTGCCCCTCCCAAAAAAATCTACCAGCCACTTTTGCCAGCTCATCATTACGCGAGCCGTCGCCAATAGAAGGCAAGCTCTCAATATCCACCCTTGGCTTTTCCTTATCGGAGCCTGGCAAAGAGTGGCGCTTAAATCCGCTACTCTTTTTCTTAACCAGATGCACAAGCCAGCCCGGTACTTCTGGAATCAGGCCCTCTTTTAGTCCTATTTCAAACTCGTACCTCTTGCCCGAATGGTGCAATGAAGGCGGCGCCACGATGTAGCCACCATCACCCTTGAGGTCTAACCCTGGAGCAAACTTTACCTTGTTTCCAAGGCCAGACGACTTAAAGAAAAAATGATAGCCACCACCACCCGTCACAGCTCGCGGTCCATTGGAGAAGGTAGACACGTCGCGGTGCTTTTTAACAAGCTCCCTTAGTGTCTCCTTGCCCTCTTCGCCATCGACATCGAGCACGGTGAACTGGTTGCAATGCAAACCTATGTTGTAGTTCGGGTTCTCAACCCACCAACGAATCACCTGCGCCATGTCCGTCGTTGCGTCCTTTACCCCACGCATCGAAGCCGGATGTTTGCCAGGTGAGTCGCAGCTTGATACGCCGCAAGAGCAGACCCCCCGCACCACAGTGTGGACGGGGAAAATCTCAAACCCATTGCAAGCGTACCAAGCTGCCCAGTCTTGAAGACCACTCACGGATGCGCGTCCTCACCTCCGCCACTGGAGGGAACCGGTGGCACAGGTGGAATGGAATCCTCAAAACAATCATCACCAAAGACCTCGGCGGGGGTAAGCGCCCCAGACTTCAGTGCGTTATACGTTTCCAGCAACCAAGTAATTTGCTTGTTGGTAACCTTATCCAGTGTCTTAATTTCAGCCCTTCGAAGCAAGGCATCTTGTGAAACTTTGAACTTCTCACGGTACAACTTGATAGCATCAGCGCACCGCTCTTTATTGGTTTTCTTCTTAGCCTTCTTTGGCTTCTCTGGTGTCAGCACCCCAGGGACCTGAAGAACCGAAACAATTTCCTGCTTCTTTGGTTCCTGCTTTGGGTCCTCACAAGAAACGTATTCAGCCTCAACAACGCCTGGAAGCGTTGAATCAGTCGGCGCCACCTTGGGCACAACTGCATCAAGAGCTGGGTGCTTAACCGGCTCAGGGTTCGGAGTGACTTGCTTGTGATAATCTCTTACCTCTTCGCCTGCACCAAAGCCTTTTAATACATCGGCAAAGGCCGCTCGCAAACAGAAAGCCCGTGCTCGCATTTGTAGCATCCGCATAGGATACTGAATCCACGGGTGCTTATTCTTGTTGTTCCAGAGAAACGCTTTCTTTGCGTCTTCGACACTAAACGAATACGTGTACTCGCTGACCTCACCCAGCTTGTTCAGGCGCCTCGCCTTGCAGTGCGCTATCGCTTGCTCGGTGTCTTTATTATCCCACCACTCTTTGACATCAACAAAAGTTGCATCGGCCATACAGACCGCCAGTTGCGCGTCCCCCCACATAACGGCCTTACCGTTAATCATGCTGATAGAGTCTAGTGACTGCAAAGGACTGAGGCCAACCTCTGCGCCTTTTTGGATTGCAATAATAATATCTTGAACTTTCCCACGATAGGCTGGCGGGACAAGCCCCGACTTTGATGCAATCTCAGCCAGTTGCAAGGTTTCGGCAAAGCTCTGTGGCCCTAATTGGGCAAGTGCGTTTGTCATTACAGACCTCCTGCGAATGTCTTGGGGTAGCAGCGAGCAGCACGTTTGCCGTTCTTGTCTGCTGTGAATACCGCAAAGCTTTTGTCAACAAGCTTACCGTTGCCACCGTCGCCAACCAAGACGGGGTGAGTCAGTCGCTCAAAAGAGCCAGAAGATTCGATTAGCTTGTTCTGCAGTTCCTTCTTTTCCGAATCAAGCTCATCCTGAATCGCTACAATCTCGACAATACGATTTGCGTGCTCAATCTCTTCCGGTGTCATCTGGCGCTGTGAGTCAAGAAATCTTTCTCTCTCAAGTAACGTCTTGCGGCACGCATCTGAGTCATCAATCTCTGGCGCAATGCCTGTGAGGATATGGTCTTTCCAAAACTTAACCGAGTCTTGCTCAATCTGCGCGGCTCGCTCATTGTCGGCGTGGATGAGAAATGGCGTCGACAAAGCATGGTGACTGAAATCGGCGTCAAGAATGACGAACGGCCACCCGTACTTGTAGCACTGCATGATCGCCTGGATTTTATACATCTCAGGGACATCGTCCGACATTGCCTCACCCCACGCACTGCGCTGCTGGCCGTGCGCTTGTTTAAGCTCTACACCAAACAAAGCTTTGCGATGGCGTGAAGAAGGCACAGCAAAATAGTCGCCGGTAAGTCTCATTGGCACACCGTCTACCTCATAGAACAGCGTGGGTGCTCTTTTGAGCACTACCTTGTATCCGTTTTTCGACAAGTTGCTGGCAACCATCTGAGAATGGCCGTGCTCCATGAACAGGCCCCGCTCCAAGATGTCCGTGTTGCCTTGCTTCTCTTCGCCAAAAACAACGCGCCTAAATATACTGTTCTTGCTCGACCACTTATGCATGCCCTGGATGGCGGCATGGTCAGTTGACGATAAAATCTTAGAATCTTTTTTCAGTTCCATAGGAACTCCTTTTCTGTTAGTCCTGTCTTGACTCTAGGGGTTGTTGCGGTTAACGTCAACAAGAATCTAGCATTTAGGAGTGACAATATGAGTTCAGTGAACAAAATTATCTTGATTGGAAATCTAGGAAAAGACCCAGAAATGGCTTTCTCTGGTCAGGGCATGGCTATCTGTAAATTTACCTTAGCTACCAGCCAGAAGAAAAAAGACGGGGAAGATTCGACCCAGTGGCATAAGGTCACAATGTTCGGAAAGAAAGCAGAGGTATGCGGGGAGTATCTCAAGAAGGGGCAGAAGGTCTACATTGAGGGACGCATTGAGTATAGCCAATACCAAGACAAGGAAGGCAATACTCGTTATACGACCGACATCATCGGCTATGAAATGCAATTTATGACGCCTAAGAACGCACCTAGCGGTGGCGGGACTCCTTTCTAATGGGCGGCATAATATTCGCACTTTGCTTTCTGGCTCTCGCCTTTGCTCTTTTTTTTGTTGCAGTCGGGATTGAGCTGACGACTCGCCGCAGGCTTAGCAAGGGCATCCAGAAAGAAGTTGCACGATTTCAGCGCAACAAGAAGCAAGACGAATTATGAAACTTGCTCCACCTCCGCAACGACGTAAATGGTTATCAAATCCCTATGAAAAATTATTTACTTAGGAGGTGGGGCATCTCATGCTTACGATAGGTAGTCTTTTCTCTGGCATCGGTGGCCTCGAGCTAGGTCTCGAGGTTGCGGGTGTCGGCAAAACAATCTGGCAAGTTGAGCAGGATGATTTTTGCAGGAACGTACTTGCAAAGCACTGGCCTGAAGCGGAGCGATTCGATGACATCAAAACAGTTGGAGCTAACAATCTCAGATATGCAGACATCATCTGCGGAGGATTTCCCTGCCAAGACATCAGCCTGGCGGGAAGTGGAACCGGTTTGGCTGGGGAAAGGTCCGGCCTTTGGAGGGAAATGCACAGGGTCATTCGCGAGATTCGACCCCGATTCGTCATCGTGGAAAACGTCCCAGCTCTTACTTCTCGGGGGCTCGGAGCCGTACTCGGAGACTTGGCCTCTTGCGGGTACGATGCAGAGTGGGATTGCATCAGCGCGGCATCCATCGGGGCGTGCCATAGACGCGATAGACTCTTTATCATTGCCCACAATACCGACCCCAACTGCGGGAGACGCGAAGTCGAGCGGGAGCAGGAACACGGCAAACAGCAAAGCCAACGCAGGGACGAGTTTGACGGACTGGGCAAAGCAGGACGGTGGGAAGGGGCGCATGATGATGCCAACTCCGACAGCAGCAAAGGGCGGCAACGTATCCAGGGGAGGCAAGCGGAAGAACGAGAAACTTTTAACCGGTGCAGCGAGGGATCTAGCCGCAAAGATGCTGCCGACACCAACAGCGACACAGTACGGAAACAATCAAGGCGGGGCAGCCGGACGGGTAGGTCCAGTTCGTCACAGCTTAGGGAGCCTAGCAAAGAAGGGGATTCTACCAACTCCCAGCGCGAGGGACTTCAAGAGCGGGAAGGGGCGCAAAGAGAATGGACATACGCCTCAATTGCCGGAGGTCATGGGGGGAATGTTGAACCCCGATTTTGTCCAGTCATACCTAATGGGTTTCCCGGACGGGTGGCTAGATTAAAAGCCCTTGGCAATGCCGTTGTACCGGCAGTTGCTTATCAAGTTGGCAGAGCTCTACTTCAAAGAGTTAACGAGGCCAATTGTACTTGAACCACCTAGCGGCTTTTGCTTTTTCTGGTGAAGAGCCGCGAGTATCGAAGTGGACGAAGTTTTCGTATAGCCCTAGTCCGAACCCTGTGCCCAATCTACGAGCTGCATTCTCAAGCTCGATATACAGCCGCAACATATAAGCACCATGGCGCTTGGCCGCATCTACATAAGTGACATCAGCGGCGTAGCAGATACCATCTCGTGGAAGATGCCAGCTCTTCGATGCACCGCCTACCGCTTTATTGTGTTGCTCGCACCGGTACGATGAGTTGATTCTTAACGGGCCTAATTGCTTGCGCACGCTATC